ATCTGTTACGGTGATACTTTGACCTGGAGAAACTAAAATAGCCATGTTATTCTTCCTTTACATAATAGGTTATGTTAATGATATTTATTCGTAAATGGCAATTTCGGGCATCTAGACTGCCCTTTGCAAAGGTTTTGCCGTCATAAATACATTATGGAAGAACGTCCACTATGCCCTACATGCTTTGAACGACCTGTAGCTGTTAACTATGTTAAAGAAGACCGTGTGCATTACCGCAAGGTCTGCGATAGCTGTGCCCGCAAAGGCAAGAAGTTAAAGCCAAAGCCACCGCAATGGGTTCAGCGTGGCTATAAGAAAAAACCACAATGCGAACATTGTGGCTTTAAGTTTAAGTTCCCTGAACAGAGCTTAGTATATCATGTAGACGGCAACCTAACTAACACTGACTACAACAATCTAAAGACTGTGTGTCGCAACTGCGCTATAGAAGTTAGCAAGAGTCGATTGGCGTGGAAGCCTGCTAAGGCTGTACCAGGGTTTTAAGTTGATCAAACAAGTGCTCAATCGACTTGTTATTGTCTACTACCATGTCAAAGTCTGTACCTGCCCAGCTGTACTCACTAGCATGAATACCATTTAGGCCCAACCACTCACGTGCTTTGTTATCTCCGCGGTTTGCTTGTTCTGCAATGCTATACCAATGCGGGATAATACCACGCTGTATCCAAATAATCTTAGCACCTTGTTCTTTAAGGCCGCGGATTTCGTTAGGGAAGCGACAATCTGTAATAACAATGTTATCCTTTGCTGTACGCAACTTGTTCTCTAAGCTAGCAATCCAGATGTCATCGTGGAAGTGTGCTCTAAGTACGTTTGTCCCCCATTGCTGTAACACATAACGCGGTGTTAATTCTGGAATACCTAATCGTTTAGCCCACCACTCGTCTACTTGCTCACGCCATTCTCGACTTGCACCTGTGCGTCCTTCTAGTAATTCTCTATCCCAACCAAAGATATCAGCTACTGCATCCTTTAGAGTAGCCGCAAAGCTTTCGCGTTTAAAGTTATACGAGTTGCACAAGTAGTCTGCGGCTGTGTCTTTGCCGCTACCAATTAATCCACAAATTCCAATGATCATAAAAATGCCCCTTACGGGGCATTATTGCATATTGCACTAGTGTTTGTCAACAGTTCCATTTACGCAAGGCTAGTGCTTTGCGAGTTGGCTTACCGTTTGGCTTTTTCATTGGGCCTTTAACACCACTCATTCTAGCACAGAAGGATTTGCGGCGTTTGGCTGCTTTACTGCCCTTCTTTAGTTTGCTAGGTTTAGTAGTAACTGCTGTTTGCAGTTTGCTACCTGGATTTTCTCTACGATAGCTGGCAACACCTTTGGCGTTTAGTCCACCTGTTTTGCTCTTGCCTTCTTTACGGCGCCATGCGGCTGTTTCGTATAGCTCGTCATCGCCCACAGATTCAAAGTCTTCCCAGATCTGCTCTGCATCAACACCGTGTTCTTCTGCCAGGCTTTCCACCATTTCTTCAATACAGTCAAACTGTTCGTCTAGTGATAGTTCTTCTGATACACTCTTTTTGTCCTTGATTTGTTTTTCCAATTCGCGGATACGTGCTTGTGTTTCAGACTGTCGCTTTAGCGATGCGCCACCGTGTTCAGCATTTTGTCGTAGCTTTAGACGCTCGATTTCTTTTTCAGGAGTTTCGCCTTCTGTTACGCTTTGCTCAGCATTTTCAGGCACACAGTTGTTAACTCTAACACCGCCCTTTACCTTTGTGCCTTGCTTTTTATAGCCATCCCAGCACTTGGGGTCTAGTCGTTGTTTAACTGCTTTAGCTTCTGTAATAATTTCTGTGATTTTCATAGTTTATCCTGTTACCCAATATAGCGGTAAGTTGCCTTCTACGTTATCTTTTAGTTGTTGCTCTAGCTTTTCCATTTCAGCTTCAGCTTCAGTCTTTAGTGCATCGCCGTTTAAGCTTGCGCCGCCTTGTGGGCCTGCAATTTGATTAAACTTGCTACGTGCTTCACCTAAGATACGCTTGGCAAAGCTGTATGCATACTCTTGTAACCAAGGAAATGCGTACACATCATTAAACAACATTTGGTCGGGCTTGGCATTATATACCCATAGCAACACACTTTCAGAGAAAGCATCTACTGTATTACTGTACACACGAGTCTTAGTCAAGTCAAACCCTGTAATGCTTGTTTGTGCTAGCTCGTTGTATGCTGTAAATGTAATAGTCTTAGCGTCTTCGCTTACCGTTTCAACTGGGTACATGCCATTGTAGCCAGCAAACGGGCAGTTACTGATAACCATAGTGTCGCCTACATGCACATTGTATGGCTGTGTACACTGAATAGTAACTGTACTACCAATAGCAGTACCGTCGGCAGTAATAGATTGTGTTCTAGCATAAGTGTGTCCTGCGTCAGGAACCTTACGCACAATAATAATCTTCTTTGTAACTGGGTTATATGTAAAGTTCATATAACCGCCGAACATAGTCATTGCTTGTTTTTGGTATGCGGAAAACAATTCATAGTTAACTAAGCCCCCAACACGGCCTGCAACCAGCATGTAGGTATTTAAAAAGCCACTAGCAAATGGTTCAAACTGGCTAGCTGTTGTACCTGTAACCGAGCCAATGCCACGACGGAACACTTGGCGCACGGTCATAATTTCTTTAGGAAGAATATATTCTTGTGTTTCTGGCAACAAGTCTAGGAATACATACGATTCTTCTACTGCGTTTGCACTACGCTGGCGATATTTAATAAGCGCCTGCTTGATCGCCATCTCATAGTGCTCTTTTTCTAGTTCAACATCAACAATACCGTCGGCTAGGCGCATACGGATGTAGTCTGTGATTTCAGCACGTTTTAAGTTGGCGCTGTCGTATAGCGTTTCGTCATACGCAATAGGTCCAGGTCCCGCCAAGCTTTGTGCTTGGATACTGCCCTGCCCTGTTAAACCTGTTTTAATTGTTACACTCATGAGAAATCCCGTTTACAGTATTTAGCCGCAAACGGGATTCCTGTTTAAGCTACACGAAGTAACAGTACGTCTGTACCAATGCGTCCGTTAAGCTTGGTTTCGACCGCTTTAATATCCTTCATGAAGGTGCGGAGTGCAATTTTACCTGCTTTTGCAAACTCTTTTAGTTGCTCGTCGGGCTTACGTAGGGTTTTGCTAACGCTTTTGTCGACGTCATACCCTGTAATGCTCGTACCTTTGATTGAAAGAGTTTGGTAACTTGCGGCGACATACTTGCCCAATTTACGTGTCTTGCTGTTGTATACCCAAAGCTCACTAGATCCCACAATATCTGCTGGATTGATAGACACCACTTTGAGTGCTTTATCCTCTTTGGCATATTTAAGTTTGGCCACAAGTTTTTCTTTGCTTGGAGCTTTCTTGACTCGAGCCTTCTTTGTTGCCTTTTTAACCCCGCGGTACTGATCCACGGCCGATAAGAGCTCGTCGAGCCAGGCAATAAGTCGTTTGAAATCAGCGGCTTTAAAATGGCTGTAGCCTTCCCGAACCTGTTCGTCTTTTTTGGACTGTGCAAGTTCAAGTTCCTCTTTCCGCTTCCGAAATAGTCCTTCATATTTCCCCAATTGGCTTTGAACTACGTTGTTAGACTGGAACCAGTCGTAGGGTTTGAACTTTGTTGCTGTATTTGCAACAACATCGTCAAACATGCCCTCAAGCTCACCAATGAGTTCCGACGTTTTTTCGTTCAAACGATCCTGGATAGTTGGCACGTATGCTTTGGGCTTGTCGCCTTCTACTACTTCCTCTGCTTCTGGTTCAGCATCGTTAATGGCAGAAGCAATAACTTCTTTTAGGAATTCAATATGACGTGCTTTAAGCGGCATGCCACGACGGTGTGCCATAACCAAACTACATGCAGTCATGCTAACGCTACGGTCAGGACTGCGAATAAATGCGCTGAGTTGCGTCTTAGTGAACATGTCAGGCTTGCTTTTTACCCACTCTACCACATGCTTTTTGCAGTCTTTTTGACTGTAGTGGTAATTGTAGTAGTAAAAACAACGGCGCAGGCGGTTGTCAAATGTTGCGTCATCGTATCCAAGTGCGGCTTCAGTGTCCCATTCGGGTTCCGGGCCTGTATACTTTTCATCAGCAAACGCAATACGGCGCTCTTTGGGCGCTTTGATTTTGATTTTAATACCTGCTACTGTTGCCATTATACACGTTCCTTTTTAACGCGGCCAATGCGGCTCGCTTTGTTCCAGTCGTATTTAACACCGTCCGGGCATAGCCCATCTTTGACGCTGTCAACCCCAAAAATTCCACAAACTTCAAAGTCAGGCCCTTTGATAGTTACAAAGAATCCCACAGCCTTTGCGGCTTGCATAGCAGAGTCTAAGGTTTCAAACCCGTCTAACTCCACGCCTGCTTTGTTTATTAGTTTATACATGTTGTCTATTGTAGCAAAGATTCCATTTTGCGTCAAATTAGTACATTAAGCTGGCCATTACGTGCCATTGCTCAAAGTTCTTATAATGTTCAGCGTACTTAGCTTCTAAATCTGTATACTTTGGTGTTACACGCCGTAAGCGCCTGCACTCAACCATTTCTTTGTCTAGCTCAACCCACGTTATTCGCAGGTTATTGTAGAACTTCCACAATGTGCTTTTGGCAACCATGTTGTTGGTTTGCTGTAACGCTGTTAAACATACGTCTAGCTCATCGCGATGTTTTTGGTGCTGTTCGTGCATAACTGCTATTATACGATAAAATGGATTAGCGGTCAAGCCCATAAATATACAATAAGGAATGGACAATGGCTCGCTTATCACTTTGGAAAGACGGTAGACACTCAAACGATTATAAGTTTTTTGATCGCAGAATCAGCGAGATGTTTACCATTGGGGGTACAGGCATTCTAGTACACAAGTATTTGGGCACTCAGCAACAAACTGACAGCACAGACTTGACCCAGCCTGTTTATACAAACCAAAGTGAAAAGAACATCCAGGACTTGCTATTTGTAGAAAACCGCGATCGCAAGTACGAAAAAGATGTTTACAAAATGCGCGGCATTTATCAACGTGCTGACCAAGACTTTGATCTAAGCCAATTTGGCTTATTCCTACAAACCGGTACGCTGTTTATGACGTTCCACATCAACGATATGATGGATACTATTGGTCGTAAGCTTATGGCAGGTGACGTACTAGAGCTAGAACACTTAAAAGATTACAATGCGTTAGATCAAGACGTTCCGGCTGCACTAAAACGCTACTATGTTGTTGCCGATGCTAGCAATGCCGCAGAAGGATTTACCCCAACTTGGTGGCCACACTTATGGCGTGTGAAGATTAACCCGTTAGTCGACTCGCAAGAATACAAAGACATCTTGGATACTATCGTAGACGGTACTGCCAGTACCAAGACCAGCGATATTATGAGCAACTACGGTGTTTACATGAATATTAACGCGGCTGTTGTTGCACAAGCGGAAGTGGATGTTCCTAAATCTGGTTACGACACTAGCAAGTTGTTTATGCCTTACGAATATGTAGGGGAAACTGCCGATGAGGCAAACGTAACCTCAGACACTGACTCTGTAACTAGTGACGAATCAAGTCGTAGTCCAGTTAAAAAAGTATCTGGTTACTTAGTAAACGACGGTCTTGCACCAGATGGACTACCATGCGGTACCGGAATTGAATTCCCAATCAACGCAAATGTTGGTGATTACTTCCTACGCACAGATTACTTGCCAAATAGACTGTTTAGATATAATGGCAAACGCTGGACAATGGTCGAAGATGCGCTAAGAGCCAACATTACTACAGGTGCAGGACAAACTGTACGTAGTAGCTTTACAAATAACACTAACTCCTTTACCAACGCCGAAGGCGATACAGTACAAGAACGTCAAAGTTTGAGCAAGGCGTTGAGAATACAGGCTGACAAC